AGTTCCAGCCCACGTCGGGCAGTTGCAGCACCCAGCCGGTCTGGCGGTACATGAGCTCGATCTGCGTGGCCCAGTACGAGTACGTGGCGTTGTTGAAGAGCTCGATGGTGAATGTGGAGTTCACGCCCGCACACTTCCACGTATACGCCGCACCGCCGAAGTACGTGCCGTCGTTGACCGTGTTGGTGGCGGCCATCTGCGACGACGGGAAGGCGGTGTAGTTCCTGCGAATCGTCGCCCGCACCATGGCCTCGTCGGTCGTGATGCCCTCGAAGTAGTCGTAGGCAGAGTTGGTCAGTGGCCGCAGATCGGCGTTGCCCGTGCCGTGGTAGTAGTACAGGGCCGGCACCTGGCTGGGTTGCGACTCGAAAGACCACTCGGCAGCACGAGACGCCGGGGCCAGCAGTTCGTTGGCCGTCACGTTGCCGTACTCGGCCACAACCTCGACGTGGTACGGCGAGTCGTTGAACCGCTCGTTAATGACGATTTTTCGCAGGCCGAGAGCGGACCACGTCGGATGCACGTTGCCGAACGCGCTCAGGTTCATATCGACGTTGCTGAGAATGTCCGTCTCAGTCAGCGGCGTGTTCTGCAGCGTGTTGTCCGTGAGCGTCACGGCCCAGCGGCGAGTCGCTACCGGCTGCGTGCCGAGCGTGAAGTCAGACGAGCGTGCCAGTTCGGTGACGGATGCAATGCCCATCAGGTCGGCTCCCCGAATGACGAGTAGCCCACGATGGCCACCGGCTGGTTGAAGTAGTTGCTCGCCGCCTGGCCGATGCCCGTGGCAATCCGCTCGAGCAGCTTGGTCTGCAGCCGCTCCTGAATGAGCCGGGGATCCTGAGCGTTAGCCGTCAGGTTCAGCACCAGGGCGGCACCCTCAGCGGTGCGGATGTCGCTCCCCGTGATGGTCTGCGAACCGAGCGTGTTCAGCTTGGTGAGCCGCTCTTCCTGTCGCTTGGCTTCGGCCTCGGCGGCCTTCTGCTGCTCCTCCAGCACCTTCTGCTGGTACTGGAAAATCTGTTCCTGCACACGCCGCTGCTCGTTGGCGGCGGCCTCGGCGGCTTGGCGTTGCTGGTCGGCGTACTTCTGCTGCAGCCGCAGGGCGTCTTGCTGTGCCTTTTCTTGATCTCGCTTTGCTTGGTCTGCGTCTTTCTTTTTGTTCTCCCGAATGATCTCTAAGTTCTCGATCTGCATCTCAAACAGTTCCTGCTGCCGGGCCACCTCTTGGTTGAATGCCTCTTGGTTGAGGATGCCGGCGGATGCCTGCTCTTGGGCAGCGGCGATGCCTTCCTGCAGACGCAGGGCAGCGTCAAAGCCCGCCTGGCCGAACTCCTCAGACTTGGCAATCAGCCCGTCGATGTTTTCGTCAACCGCTTGGAACGCAGCCTGAAAGCCCTGACCGAAGCCCTGCTCCAAAGCCTGCTGCTGGTCTTCGAGCTTGCTTTGCAACTGGTCAAGCTCTGCCTGGCGGGCGGCAGCAACGTCAGCGTCGGCGGCATTGCCGGCCGCACGGGCGGCGGCAAGTTGCTCCGACACCCGGGCCTGCTCACGCTGCACGGCAAGCAGATCCTGCTCCAGCTTCACGGTCGCACTGTTGGCCTCCAGCAGCCCGTCGATGCGGGCTCGGTCGGCGTCAATCAGTCGCCGCTGCTCGTCCTGCAGTTGCTTCACCTTGCCGATCTGTGCGTCGTACTCAGCGTTGGCAGCGGCCACGCCACGGCGCAGCGTCTCTTCGTTGATGACGCCCGCCTCGAACTGCTGCCGCAGTTCTTCGAGCTTGTTCTGGAACTGCAGTGCTGCGTCAAATCCTGCTTGCCCGAACTGGGCGGCGTCGTTGATCGCCTGCGATATCTCGGCCCGCAGACCGGCGACGGTGGCCTGGGCATCCGCCTCAATCTGCAGTTCGATCTTGGCGTCGTTCTCCAGGCGGTCGATCTCGTCTCGGAACGCATCGCCAGCACGAGCGGCAGCACGCCGAAAGGTTTCTTCGTTGATCAGCCCGTCGTCCAGCTGTGCCTGCAGTTCTCGGATCGACTCCTGATACTGCAAGGCGGCGTCAAACCCGGCCTGCCCAAAGGCGGCCGACTCGTCGATGGCGTCGCTCACGCTCTGTCGCACTCGGTCGAGAGACTTCTGCAACGCATCGGCCTCGGCCTGCGATTGCTCAAGCGAGTCAGCGATCTGCGACACGCCGCCGGCAGAGCCATCCGCCTCCTCGCCAAACAGACGCAGCGTCCTGCCAAGCAGGTTCAGCTGGCCAACCAGCGGTATCAGATCGACGATGGACGTGGCGAGTGCCTGCGACGCCGTCTGATTCTCCTGAGAGAACCTGTTGACCGATGCAGTGATCTCCGTGAACGCCAGCGTTACGTTGGCCGCACTGTCAGCAAACGCAGCGGACGACTGATCGGCGAAGCCCTTGGCAGCGATCGACGCCCTGTCGAGCTCGTCGCCGAACCGGGCGATCTGCTCTCGCTGCCTGTCAGAGATTGCGGCACCAAGCCGCTCGAGCTCTTCGCGTGCCGTCGCCAGTTCGTCAAACACCGGCAGCAGTTCAAGCCCGGCCTTGCCAAACAACTGCAGGGCAACCGCAGCACGGCGGGCCGGATCGTCAATCTGCAGCAGTGCAGCGGCCACGTCCGTGAACAGCTGCTCTGGCGTGGCGGAACGCACCTGATCGACAGAGATGCCCAAGTCGCCGAACGCCGAAACGGCGGCACTCGATCCGGTGCGGGCATCATTCACCGACTTCAGGAAACGATTGAACGAACTGCCTAACTCGTCAACGCTTGTGCCCGTCTTGACAGCGGCCACCTGCAGCACTTGGATGAAGTTGAATGACACGCCAAGCCGGGAGGCCAACTGCGTCAGCCGCTCTACCTCGGCCTCAAGCGTCAGCAGGTTTCTGCCCACGGCCACGGCAGCGGCCCCGAACGCAGCGGCGGCAGCAGCGGCGGCGGTGAACGGGTTGATGACGGACGCAGCCGCTGTGCCGAGCGAAGCCAAGTTGGCATAGATGTCCCCGGTGAACACCCGCTGCAATCCCTGTGCGGCACTGGAGATGCCAGACAGCCGGCCGGCGATGTTGCCAAGCGGGCCGGGCAAGGCGGCGAAGATGCCGCTGATCTCGTTGAACTTGAGGCCATTTGTTGCGGCTGCGTTCAAAGACTTCCCGAACTTATCGGAGGCAGCAGTCGCCTTGGCAAAGACGGCCGCCTGCCTCTCAATCTCCCTTCGCAAGTCTTGCTTTGTTAGGAGTCCCTTTCGCTCAAGTTCGGTGGCCTCAGCAATGGCAGCGTTGAAGTTTTCCTGCGGCGTCCTGTTTGCGGCAATGATCGCCGACGCCTTTGCAGTCTCTTGAGCTCGAAGCCGCTGTGCGGCTGCAGAGTCTTCCGCAAGACGCTTTTCAACCGCTGTGATTTCCTCTAGTGCCGCTTTCTCCTTGGCGGCCTCGGCTTCTCGCTCTGCAGCCAGTTGACGCCTAAGCTCTAGGCCGTCCCTCTCAAGCTGTGCCGCAAGGCCGCTGAACTCAAAGCGAGCACGGGCAGCGGCTTCCTCAGCGATGCCGTTGGCGGCAACGATCTGGTTAAGCTCCTCAAGCTGTCGCGCCCGGCGCTCCTCATCAGTCAGGAACTGCTCGGTGATCTGGCGGCCACGCTCAAGAAGCCGCAGCCTTTCTTCTTCGGCCTTGGCGGCAGTGGCATTGGCACCGCTAGCTTCAGCAACGGCCCGGGCGTATTGCTCGTTATCGAGAGCCCCTAGCTTGACCAGTTCGTTTAGCCTTGCAAGCGTCTCCGCACGAATCTCTTCTTTTGTGCGATTTCGCTCAATGATCTGCGCCGCTTCAGAAAAGGCAGCGGCAGTCTGCCGCACCTCGTTCTGAAGCGCAGCATATTGGTCAGCGTACGCCTGGGCGTTCAGCCCGCCTTGGAGCTGTTGAGCAAGTGCAGCAAACTTGTCATTGAGGGCCGTCTGTGCCGCTGCCGCAGCTTCGCTGTTTCTAGTGAACTGATTGAAGACAGAAGTGGTCTTCTCGGCCTGCTTCCCGAGATTCTCAAGCGCCCGCTCGGCCGGCGTGAGGTTCTTCACCACGCCAGAGGCGTCGGCGGAAACCTTCATCGCGAGTGAGAGGATGTTGGCCATGGCTGCTACTGCTCAAAGATGCCGGCGAGCTTTGCAAGCTCTCGGGCCATCTCCTCTGATGTCTGCGGTGGCTTCTCGGTCGGGACGAAATCGGACGCCTTCGGTGCTTTGCCTTTCTCGCTGTACGGTGCGAGCACGGCACTGGTGAGCAAGCCCGTCTGCTGCCACGGATCCGGCAGAGCGTGGTAGTAGCGGGTGAACGCCACCCACTCACTGAGCTCCTGCGAATCCATGCGGCGAGACAACTCCCGCACCGTCATGCCTAGGTGCCCGGCGAGGCGGAAAAGAAACCTCCGCATCGGCCGGGTCTTCAGTTTTTTGCGAGTTCCTCCACGTCGCTCTCGGTCATGTTGTTGTGCTTCATGGCCCGCTCGAAGAGCTTCGACACGACGGCCGACGACTTCTTCGCCAGCTGCTCGATGCCCTGCTCGTCGAAGAGCCGCTCGCCACTCTCGGGGTGGCACAGGCAGCGGGCCAGGTACTTCGTTCGGAAGTTGTCGATGCCCCGCTCCTTGTTGCCGATCCACTCCTTTTCGTAGGAGTCCCGCTCCTCGACGGTCATCACACGGATGCCGAGCACCAGCGGCTTACCGCTGGCGTCCTTCCACTCCTTCACCGTCACCTTGAGAACGGACAGATCGTCCGAGGCGAGAATCTGGGCGGCGAGTTCTTGAACAGTCAGAGCCATGGCATCTCCTAGGGTTGGATCCTTAACGTGACGGTGTACCGTGCCACGTCATTGGCAATGCCCTGGAGCGTGAACTTCTCGAGCACGGCGGTGCCAGAGTAGGCAAGGCCACCGCCCGCAATCGAAAC